TAGTAGAGATAGATAAAATTAGAGAAGCCGAGGAACTTGCAAGAAAGTACAATGTTGAAATGTACTTTGATGATAATTGTATCGGAATCGAAGATGATGTTTTTTATTTTTAATAGGAGGTAAATTATGTACAGACTACCAAAATCATATATCGATCGTTTCAAAGCCGGAGAATTAATAATCTCCGGTACGAAATACATCTACGTCAAATTCAGTGACAATACAATCCGCCGATGCAGACGAATGTATCTGGATACTGATTCTTATCTTGATTCTGATAAATGGACCGTAGTATATTTATTAAAGGAGGATGCAAAATGATATTCATGTTAGTAACTTTAGTACCTTGTTTATTAGTCGGATTTGGCTTAGGAGCTGGGTTTGGATATAAACTAGGCGAACAGGACGAGAAAGAACGTTTGAAAAGGAAGCGGGGGCAGATATGAAGAACGATGACTTACAAAATTTCAACCCTTATCTGAGTAACAAATCAGACAAGGAACTCTATGCAATCCGCAAAAAGTTAGCAAAACGTCTCAATCAGCGTATGAGACGGCTTGAATCAGCTGGGATTGACTATGGTGCAATTAAAATTTATAAACAAGACGTGGCCAGATATTACCCTGGAAATAAAGGCTTTAAAGAATCACTAGGGAAAACAAAGGGTATATCTGTGAAGCATGAAATAAGTCTGTTACAGAATCTGCTTAATTTACCTACTTCAACCTTGCCAGGAATTAAGAAAATACGTAAAAAGGCAATGGGAACGTTTGAAGATAGATACAATGTCAAATTTAAAAATGTTCAACAATATGAAGATTTTATCGCATCGTCAACATGGAAAAAATTAGACGAATTATATGGATCTGCTACAGCATTGGACATCATTGCAAAATCACAGAAATCAGTTTCACAAATACAAAAGGATGTTGAATCATTTATAGCAAAAACAGACCGATACACGTCGTCAGACATTGCCCAACAACTTGGTTTTAAATCTCTGCCTGATGCATTAAAGCATGCAAAATCAAACAGAAAGTAGGTTACACATGGAAATAGCGGGTTATCAAGTCATTGATTTTTACAAATTTAATTATATGAACCTGCTAGATTATGATTTTTCACGAGTCAGTAATGCGGGACGTCCCCGATATGTCTATGATCGTGTGATCACAGTAGATACAGAGACTTCTGTATATGATGGTATCCCATATATCACGGACTGGACAATCTGTATTGAGGATATCATATGTATCTATGGACATCATGTCCGTGACTTAATCAATACAATTGATAAGATCGCATACTACCTACAATCAGATGACACACATACTGTCAGGTTCTACATTCATAATTTTCCATACGATTATACGTTCATGAAAGCATTCATGTTCGAAAAATGGGATGAGCCGAAAAATGTATTAGCAGTAAAATCACATCGTTATATTACTATGAGCTGGGCAAATGGTATTGAATTTCGAGATTCCTATATACTTGTCAATCGATCACTTGAAAAGTTATGTGAAGACGTTGATACAGGCGTAGAAAAGGCAGTAGGCTATTGGGATTATAAGAAGATCAGAACACCGGACAGCCTCCGGACTTATAAAGAATGCGTGTATGCTGCTACTGATACGATCGCACAGTGCATTGCATTGCGGAAGTACATGACAGACAGGGGATACACGGTTGCAAACTGTCCATTGACAAATACCGGTTTTATTCGCAATAAAGCAAGACGCTATGCATCAAAATGGAAAAAATCCGGTCATAAATGGTATCAGTATTTCCAAAAGCAGAAACTGACTGTAGATCAATACAAACAGTTAGAACAATGCTATCATGGTGGATATGTACATGCAAACAGGTACTACGTTGGGAGAGATATTTTATCAGCTACATTTGGCTGGACAGGAAAATCAAAGGACTTTACCAGCTCCTACCCAGCTGCACTCTGCTACGAAAAATACCCAATGACGAAATTTGAGTACGCTGATTTTACATTGGAGGATATTCTGGATCTGAAAGATGAGTATGCTTTTTCCGGATATATCCGACTGGTTAATTTACATCTGAAAAAAGAGGAGCCAATGCCTCCGCTGTCTTATCATAAGGCAGTGTCAGCGGTAGAAGCAGTCTGTGACAATGGCAGAATACTTGATGCAGATCTTGTAATCTATCCATTTACAGATCCAGATCTGGATGATATTTTAAGATGCTACGACTATGACTATGCAGACGTGTCAAAAGTCATGTATGCCAGAAAAGAATATCTCCCAACATGGATCACAGACCTTATCATGGAACTGTACACACATAAGTGTACACTAAAAAATACAGATCCTGTACTGTATATGATTTCGAAAAATGAGTTAAATGGCATCTATGGAATGTGCGTACAGAAAATAATTAGGGAAGTACTGGAAGAGGACTACACGACCGGAGAATGGTCGAAGAATACAAGTAAGACAGATGAAGAGTGGATTGAAAAGTTCTATAAGTCCTGGAAAAGCTTTCTGCCTTATCAGTGGGGCGTATGGGTAACTGCTTATGCGCAGCGTAATCTATTTGAACTAGGCAGGTGTTGTGAAATCTGGATTTACTCCGATACAGACTCCGTAAAAGGATATAAATGGAATGAACAGAAGCTTAGAGAGTACAATGAGAACATCAGGAAGAAATCAGAAGAAAGAGGTCTGGGAAGAGTAGATTATAAAGGAAAAACATATATCTTGGGAATTGCAGATGACGACGGAGAATTCATTGAATTTAAAACCATGGGTTCCAAACGGTACGCCTACCGGGATATTGACGGAGAATTGCATCTGACGGTAGCTGGTGTACCGAAAAAGGAAGGTTTGCAGTGTCTACATGGAACATTACGGGAATTTAAGAAGGGAAAAATTTTCCGAAACGAGGGATTTGCAAAATGGAAAATGCGCCCGGAATACATTAATAATGAGAAGATCAAAATCTTGCATCTCATGGGTTCTGATATTGAATATAGTTCAGGTATCATCCTGCATGAGGCAGAATATGAACTGGATCACACGATTCCATATGATAAGGAAACAGGAATGCCGTGTGAGTTCGAAATCAGCCAATACAGCGATTAATAGAAAAGGAGCGATAAAATATGCAATGGGTGTCAAAAAACACGTATTTAAACCAATCAGAGATGGAAAACAATGCACAGATCATCTATGGGATTTTTAGTACCCTAGGCTACAATTTTAACACTATCTGTGCAATCTTAGGGAACATGCAGCAGGAAAGTACGTTATCTCCTATTTTTGCAGAACGAGGTGGGCGCGGATACGGGCTTTTGCAATGGACACCTAAGTCTGACTTAACAGATGCATGTGCCAAACTTGGATTATCGCCATATACAGACGGTACCGTGCAATGTCATTGTCTTGACGGAGAATTATTTAAGCTGGGAGGTCAATGGTATTCTACCCAGGCATATATCAACAATTATAAGCGATCAGGAGCGTCGGACGATATGGTTGGACTTACTCCGGAGCAGTTTAAGACAAATGCAAAGAATAAGGGTGTCAACTGGCTGACTACTGCGTTCATGGCATGCTATGAGAGACCAAGTTATGATCCAAATACAAACTATATCAATAAACGTATAACATATGCAAATAATTGGTATCAATTTTTATCAGGTGTTACACCGCCGCCAGAACCGCCAACACCCGGAGGGGGCGGAGAAGTCTGGAAAAAGATCTGGTTTCTGTATGCAGGAACAGATGATTTTCGAAAAGGAAGATAAAATACGTCAATACACTGGTTAAATAAGATCATTGTAAATAAGGAAGGAGAAATGATAAAATGTTATTAGCAGCGACAAATATGTCAGCAATACCGATCTGGTTATTAGGATGCTTCTGTTTTGCATTATTAATCATCGGTATTGTCAATTTTTTAAGAAAGGGCAGATAATAATGCAAAAATGGCGACTTATTTTTGACGTGACTTGGGAAGAAGGAGAAACTCCCAAACGTCAGATCTTCGAAGCAAGGGAAGAACTACAGTTTGTCTTACAATTAGCGCAGACGTTGGATGCTTGCAAATCAGTAAAACTTATTAGAATGGAAAGAGAGGACTAGAAATGAGATTCAAAGACGTAGTAAAAGTAGTAAAGGTGGATACAAAAGAGTACGGAAGAGGAAGGAACAAAGGAGAATTCCAGATTGTAACCTGTGAGGGTTCATTCTGGTCTGGTAAAGCTTCTATTTTCCCGGAAGAAGACAGTCAGTATATGGAAAAAGGAGATTATGAGATTGAATTTTACTTAAGAGTTTCTGAAAGCGATGGGAAATATTACATCAACCCGGTAATCATCCCCGAAAGCGTAAAGGAGAAATAAAAATGAACATCTATCAAAGCGATGGATGGCTGGATATTGGCAGGTTGAACAGTTTACCTGCCAATTTCTACGTCATCATCGGATCCAGACAGGTAGGAAAAACATATTCCTGTTTTAAGCATATAATGAACACCTACGTGAAAAATGATATTCCTTTTATTTTCATGAGACGTACAGGCCCAGAGCTTTTAGGATGTTTATCTGACAATCCTTTTGACAAGGGCTATAATCCAGATCATGGGACAGCATATAAGTTTGATAAGATTAAAGGAATACGGCCGGACAGTCGTTTGAATATCGTTGATGGATTGAATGAGGATAAGATCATTGGATCTGCCTTTAGCTTATCCGGACTTGTATCCAATCGAGGATTTAACGGAGATCCCTATCAGTGCATCATGTATGATGAGTTTATTCCAGAAAAAATCAAGAAACGCATGAACGGAGAAAAAGAAGCTTTTGAGAACGCTTATATGACCATTAATTCTGTCCGTGAATTAAAGGGCAGACCGGCTGTAAAAGCATGGCTATTATCCAATTCAAACAGCATTGAGAGCCCTATCCTGGAAGCTTTTGGATTGGTAAACACAATTACACGGATGCAGAATCGGGGGCAAGAATTTTGTTTTCTCCCAGATCAAAAGATATGTGTAGTAAATGTAGCGGAATCAAAGATTTCTGAACAGTTAGCACAGACTGCGTTATTTAAAGCTGTACAGGATCAGCAATTCCGGGGGATGGCTCTGCATAATACCTTTGCATATGATGATTTTAGCTGTATTGGAACAGAGCCGATCAATGAATATCGCTTACTGGTATCAATCGGTAATATTAACATATATGAGCATAAGGCGCATGATCTGTATTATGTCACACTGCATAGAAGAGGAACAGGAAAATCTTTTCCGGATAATCTGTCTGGCAGACATCGTTTTTTACAAAATTATATCTGGTTGCAAGATAAGGTAATTGCAGAACGTGTGACATTCGAAAACTATGAACTAAAGTTAAAATTGTTTGAATATCTAAAAATAAAAGGCTAGGAAAATTTCCTAGCCTTAATATTTTTATTCTGGCATTAACCAAAAACAGTATTACTTTTAATTGTGAATGGTTCCGTAAAGATACTATTTACATTGAATGTATCATATCCACTCCCATTTGCTGACCGGATTGCCATCCATAAACTGCCATTATAAACTCTTAACGTACACGGAACAGTCTTATAGGATCCATCAGCTGATGACAGAATTGCTGTTGTTGGCAAGTCAAACTGGAACCCTCCCAGTACAAAGGACGTTTTAAAAGAAAAAAGTTCGTAAAATGAACCATCCCCTTTCATTGTAAAATCGGAAGTCCGGTTCATCGAAAATGATCCATAAAATGCGCAGGAATCATTATACTGTGAAGTTTCAATGATCGTAGAACCTGTGAATCCGTTTTTAAAGGTTACATTTGTAATTTTAACTCCTGCATGGACGACAGAAGCGTATCCATTTAAGATTGCATTACTGATCGCTTTTGCAATGGATTCTTCTCCCCATGTGTTCGGATGCACTCCATCACTGCCAAACATGGCAGTAGCATGAAGCGCATTTTCTACACCACTCAAATACGTAATCCCGTTGTATTCACATCCAGAACAGTAAGCGTCACGAGGTACTATCAGCCCAACTCTTGAATCCATTTTCGTTGAGTTGGCAATAAAACCAACAAAAATCTGTGCATTCGGATAAAGAGCGTTTGCCTGTTTTTTAAAATTGAAAATAGCATTTATCAGATCTGTGTCGGATTTTTCTATGTCATAAACCCCGCCACAGACGATAATATTTGTTACCTCGTCATTTTTAAAATGATTGCTTGTCTGATTCAAGAGTGTTGCAAAGGTCGTACCGTTTATAAATCCTGCACCACCAAGTGAATTTGAGAAAAAGTTATCATCCGTTAATCCAAGATAAATTTTAACCAATGCGGGCCATCCAGTCACATTACCATCCGGATTGTAGCCTTCTCCGTAGCTATCGCCAATGCAGATTGTTTTTCCGTTAAAATCAAACGTCCGTCTTGATCTGTCTGTATATTTAGATGCAGCAGCAAGACCATCTGACACAGCTTTTGAAACAATCCTGCCAACCTCTCCGGAAGTTATCCACTTTTTTACTGCATCGTCAACAATCTTCTGGGCTGTTCCTTTGATGTCAGCCCATTCTTTTGTTACGATATCAACTGCCTCAACTGCTTTTTTCACGTTTTCGATGATCCAATCAAGGTTTAAGTCTGACATCTGACTGGACGGATAATTTCTAAAATTAAACATGTTTACCATTCCCCCCTTAATAAATCTTGCATAAATAAACTAGCAGCATATCCGTAAAAGGATTGCTTCCTTAATTTGAGTTCCGACTCAATCATCTGCTGACTGGTCGTTACTCCGATGTTACCATGGATTCTGCCATCGTGCGTCGTAGTTCCGGTTTCCCGGTTGCTGCTGCTATAGTTGTTCTTTCCATTTGATGTGTTGGAACTATCCGACCGTGTTCTGTCCTTCGCCTGGTAATCACTTGAGTTGTAAGCTGATACATCGCCATATGCGTTGGAATTTTCATTCCCTGTCATGGTTGATTCATTATTTCCTGATTCACTCCGTGTGATATCCGGACTGTCTGTCCAGTGTTCTTGCCGGTCATAGTTCTCGATCGGATTATAATCGGCGTTAAGTGCATTCCATGTCTGTCGTAAACTTTCCTGCCACTTATCACACCAAGCCGGAATCGCAGAGTCACGCATGAAATAAAAGTCCGGATACACGACGCCAAGCATTCCATAATCAAGGAGCAACGTATTGGTAAATGCTGTCTTATCAACACCATCCGGAAGACGTAAATTATCGAATAAACTATCATCATACTTTACCAACCCGATCAGCGTCAATCTACTCGTCATAAGCAATCTTCCTCTCTTCCTGTTCAAACTTTCGCATCTTAATCTTAAGATTAATGTCTGGGAAAATCGTATTAGCTACTTTTGCATCTTTCTGCATGGTGTCAATCCATGTTGTCAACCGGGTTACGGACTCGATGTTATTGACATTAACTTCTGCTACATTCATTCTTTCCTTCTTTTCTGTATTGGCAGACGGAATGCCAACTTCGGTGTCAAATTCATCCAGGATACGCTCAAAGGCAAGTAGCAGTCTGTCAGTTATGAAAGTTTTTGATACATCGTTATTAAAAATAATCCAGGGTTCTTCCGGATCTGTTTCGGAACGCTTCCAGCTTTCCGGATTGACTGCTACCGCAGGTTCTCCTCTGCTGATCTTGTCAAATACCACTTTCAAAGTTTCTGCTCCTCCTTTGGTACGGCTTGCAAGAATGAATGCTACTTTTGAGTTAAATATATTCATATCCATTGACTCTGATGTCATTGCCAACTTGTAAGCGTAATAGCTGATGATGTCATAGCATCCGCAATAATCCGGACGCATATGGATCAATGCGCAGTCTTTTCCGATTCGGTACTCTGCTGCGTTTAAAATAAGAGGATTTGTATAGGTTGCATACGCGGGGCGATAATAAATATCAATCCCAGTAAGTGTTGGATACTGTGCAATCGTACCAAACTTATCATTTTTAAACACTCCGAAGTATCCACCTGCAATCAGACAAAATTTGATAAATGGGATGTCAATACTGTCCTTGCATGTAATGTCAATGACCGAATAGAGCCTTTCATACAACATCTCCTCAAAGAATCCAGTTAATTGTGAATTTTTCACGACGATTGACGGGTTTACCCGGTTCATTCTGACATTGATAGATTCATAATTTAATGGCAACATGTTCTCACTTCCTTTCCTATTCGATATAGCAACCAGAATTTAAGTACCCATTGATACGATCAATCTCCGGCTCATATGCATCCAGGTATACACTTGCATCACTACACTGCACATATCCTGAGATTGTACTAAGTTTCATAGCAGCATGTCTATAATAGCCAGACGAACCAAAATTTACTCCCTGCGCCTGTCTGGCGTGGCAGTAAAGGCGGGGGATTGAATATTGCCGAAGCAATGCAACAGATCCCGTACTTCCTAACGTGTTGACATCCGGCTGGAAACCGGAGAACAACCCTGCTCCGCTTCCATGCAAGATGCTTCCTACTGTATTCATGATCCCTGTCGTCACTCCACCCATCTGTCCGATCTGATAGGGAACGCCAAACTGGCATGACAGCGACTGTATAATCTCTGCACCATTTTTAATCTGACAAAGTGCTGTTCCAGTCGTCATATCAACTGTGTACTGGATATCCAGCCCGTTATCCGTCAATGTTTGCATACTAAATGGGATCGTTCCAATTCCAGGAAGAGCTAACCAGTACTGGGAGAAATTGGAATCAAAATAACCAAACGCATTGGTATCATAGAGTGGGTTTGATGGATTAATCTTAAAGTACATGTCGATCGTATCGTTGGGAGCTACTTTCTTTGCATTAATTCCGGAAGCTGTCCAGAATCCCATTTTAATGGTAGTCACAGCAGTTCCAGAATATTTTGCATAGGAGAGTGGTATCCAGATAACTGAAGTAATGTACTTAAATGGATTAAACACTGATTTTACAGCCTCATCTTGCAATACATCTGTAAAGTTACCAGCATTACAAGTATAATTAAGCAATTCCTGTAGTGACGCATAATCCATCATATAATTGACAAGTCCATCTGCATTGGTCACACGGACTAAAAAGGATCCTGTATCACTCCACCAGTCACTGTTCTGAGCTGATGATACCGTTGTACTCCAGTCATAGGTTGGATAGATTAACGGGTCTGTCAGCGTCCATTTCTCCGGAACTTTCGAACAACGTTCGACCGTGAACGTCTGTGCTGTAATGGAACTCTTAAAGCTTGCTAGCACATCAACATCAAGGTCCATCTGGCATGTAGTATTATTTATTGCCGTCACATTCTGGATGAAATAATAACGATGAAAATCAGGAATGTAAGCATAATTCACAGTTGTCCAACTGTCCAAACCCGTGATAATGATAGACGGATTCATGATTGATGTGTTTTCTTTTAATTTACAATCAGGAGCAGCGACTGGCTGCCCCTTAGGTTGTTTTGTGCTATTTGATTTTTTAGAAAATGTATAGAATCTTACTTCCATATTCTTTCTCCTTAAAGAACGTATGGTTTACCGCATGCATACGTACAGATCCAGCCGGACGGTGTACGCATCCAGGTCGTTCCATTGACGTTCTTAAGCGCTTTACATGTAACCCGTGTGCCTTTGGAATATTTCTTCAATACTTCGCCGTTCGGTGCATAAGAACGTACTCTTAATCCGTCAACCTGTACGGTGTACACTTTACCAATGGTAAATTCAGAAGAACTAGATTCAGCTCCTGCATATCTTAAGTGATAAGTCCATCCATAGGACGGCGTATAGAAATCACGGACACGGATTTCCCGGCCGGAGGAATCTCCTTTTTTATGATCGAAGTCTCCGGATGCAGTAACAACTTTATAGTCTGTAACCGCAATGACTACGTGCTTACCAGGTGTCAAGTAGATGTCTCCTGCTTTGCACCTGCCAGATACTTTCTGCCATCCTCTCTTTGTAAGCTGGCTGTACAGATTGCGTGTTGTGCTTCCTGCATTCACATCACAACCGCCTGCCCGAAGGCAGTAGGCGGTTAAGGAGGAACAGTCAAAGTCCGGGTTACCTCCCCGGCGTGCCTGGGAATACCCATGACTGTTATCGTTTGCAATGGCAATCGCTGTATTGATCATATTAGTTAAGTTCATCTTTTTTGACCTCCAGATGTTCCAGAATCTTTTCCATCACAATGGTATTGTTCTGGACTGCATTGCTAAGTTTATCGACTTCCTCTTTATGTGTCTGATCACTTTTCCAGTACATGTACAGGACGATCAGACAGCATACGATCGGGAAACCGAGAGAACTGATTGCTGTTAAAATTGTCTGTTCCACTGGATGCTCCCCTTTCTAGTTGCTCCATTCTTCAATTAGTAAACTCATGTTAAATTGTGTTTCAAATGTTGTTGAAATTGTAATTGAATTAACTGTGGATGGTATTTTAAAACTCTTTTGAGTAACACTATTCATATGAATCAATAGGCCTTCATCGTCGTCATTAATATTAAATTTAAAATAACTAGTTGATCCAACATCTATCCATATCCTTTTAGGTTTTTTATTAGGAAAAGTAAAAGTAAATACTTTTGATGCATCCATTGTAAATGTAATATAGTCTTTATCTGGAAATACCATATCAAGCACCCTCCCCCATCACAAATACGACACCGTTGTGTGTGTAGTTGTTCCAGTAGTTCTTGCGGTAGTGAACGTATGTGTTGTAGTAATCTCCTGCTGCATTTACCGGGGTCGTGATTGTCTTTGTGAACTGGTAGTTTACACCAACTGCACGACGATCAAAGATACAGCCTAATACGTACGGAAGTTCTACATTGGTAGTTGCATCTTTTGATGCTCCGGTTTTAAGATCTAAGATGTTTGGTTTAATCTTGATCTGCTCCGGATCTTTGATACTCTGCCAGTAATTTACAAACTCAACGTCCGCAATCTTAAGATACTTGTCATTAAATGCAGCAGACAGTACGCTTGTCTGTGCCTGTTTCCAGAAGGAATTGAGCATGATAAACTTCTGATATTCTTTCGGTGTGAAGCGTAAAATATCCTGACCGGTAAAGTTTGCGTGATACATGGTAGAACGTTCTGTCATGCAATCAGACAGATTCTGGACGTATGCAACAAACCACGGCACAAAGTCTTTTGCCTGGGTTGTTCTAAGCTGCAATCCTGTATAAGTTGTTCCATGCTCTGTGTTGTATTCCTGTGTCAGATCTACCTCATATAATCCCATTGCAGATACGCCAGCAATGTAGTTACAGATTGCAAGTCGACGACCTGCTTCCATTGCCTGCTCGATATCATTACGGAATTCTGTCATTACAGACGTATAAAAATTGGAAAATTCCTCAGCAGAACGGAATGCCTGTGATAACTGGTCGTCCAACCTTGTAATATGGTTCTGTTCCTTTTTTGTTCCGTAAAACTTAAGCTGCACTACTTTTGGCTTTTTAATCTTGTACATATCGAGAGAATTGCCATCGTCAAACTGAGTAGCATTCAGATCTGTATTGGTATCTTCGGAAGCTTCCTCGTCCTGATGTAACGGTACTGTCTCAAGTGTGATAGCACCCCATCGTTCAGATGTTTCGTCGATGATTCTTACTTTTCCGATATAAGGTGTGTTTGGAAAGTAATTTGTCATGAAAGTAACTGCCATAGCGTTCATGATGTTCTCCGTACCGGAACGTAGCATTTTTTCTCCTACGGACACAAAACTGGTCGCATCAATGACAGCAATTTCTTTTGTTCCAAACATTTGTGAGTTCATGTCGTTGACAATCTTATATACGTCAACAGGTGTGAGCGAGTTCATTTT